AGATGGAGCAATCCTACACCGGATTACTGATACACCTGCGTATGAGGCAGCGCTCTTTAAGTATGCTGATCTGGGCTGCTCCAAGCCGCGCGGGTTGGTTGTGCTAACTGGTATTACTGAACACTAAAAAAAGAGGTGGGGTGTTCTGCCTTTAGGCGGCACCCCGCTGATACCTTTATTTATTGAGAGGAGAGGCGAAAATGCCGAAAATGCGTGAAGGTTGTCCGATGTTTCAAAATGGAAAGGATATAACTCCTGAAGAGATCAGTTCTTGCGTTCATGTAGATAGCGGTGTCGTTACCTTTGGCGGTGGGACATCGCAGGACATTGCCACCATTCCCGCCGGGTCACTGGTACTAGATGTGATTTGCAACGTAACAGAGGGTTTTGATGGCACAAATGCAACACTGAACATTGGAGATAGCGATCCAGATCGTTTCCTTGCTTCTAGTGATATTACCCCCGCAAGTGTAGGTATTTCTCGGTCTAGTGGAACATCCACGGCAGGAGCAGCGGGGCATGTCTATGCGGCAAGTACGACAATTAAGGCTGCAGTGACGAAAGGAAGCCCTGTTGGCACTAAGGGCAAGGCTACTGTCTATATCGTCTATGCGATGCCGCGGTAAGGGGGAATCAAGATGGGAGTATCAGTGATCCCGATTAAAGTACCTGCCCTGCAAGCGGGGCAGGAATACACCCAAGATAAAAGGGACAGGTTTAATGTTTCCCTGCCGGTGGACAAAGTGCGGGGTTTAACATGGGGTGACAAGGCGGCGACACTATATGTCGAGGAAAGTGATAATGGCAGCACATGGGTTGCTACCAAAACAACAGCTATTGTCGCTAAGACCACAGCAGATACAGGATGGGTCACGCTGTCTAAGCGATATTATCGGTTCAGAATAAAGAACGGAACAGCCACCCAGGGGAGCATAACACTTTATCAGCAGATTGTAGGAATGGGCAGTTATCTTGACATGGAAGAGCAGGCAGGGATTGTCGTTTTAGATCATGGTATTCCAGCAGCGAACCCGGTGCCTACCCAACTAACGGGCAGTAAAGTTAAGAACGCCTTTGAGATTATCCCTGACGATGCGACTGACTTATCCCACGAAACGATAGCGGTTTATATAGGTTTTGACGGTGATTTGAAGGTTGATTTAATCAGCGGGGAAACAATCACGATGTATAACCTTGCCGCAGGTGCGTGGCACCCGATACAGGCAAAGAGGGTTTATGCAACAGGGACGGCGGCAACCTACATTTTGGGGGCGTATTGATATGCAGTTAGGGATAGGAGTTAATTTGTTTAATCGACAGAAAGAGGAAGGCACTCCTATAAGGGATGGGCTTGTGGCTGAATACCGCTTTGACGAAGGTAGGGGGCAGGTGCTGTGTGACTATTCAGGTAACGGGAATCACGGGCAGTTAGGCTCTACCCGAGAAGCGGATACAAATGACCCGCTATGG